TGGGATGTGCATATAGATAGCTACTATACGGATCCAAGCGCGGAAAAATTCGGCCAACCGCAATATTACCGCCTTAACGAAACCACTTTTAACGGGGTATCGACCGGGATCAATGCCTTGATCCACGAAAGCCGCTTTATCCGTTTCGATGGGGTTTTAACTAACCGCCGCCGTATGAAAGAAAACGGGGGTTGGGCCGATCCAGTCTTTACTCGGACGCGGGATCTTATCCGAGACTATGACGTAGCTTGGCATAGTGTAGCGAATATTTTGCAAGATTTTGCCCAAGCGATCTTTAAAATGAAAGGCTTAAAAGACGCGATTTTAAGCGATAAGGACGATCTCGTATTGCGTCGTATGGCCCAGATCGATTTATGCCGCGGCGTATCTCGAGCGGTACCACTAGACGCGGACGGGGAGGACTTCGATCGGAAACCTACGCCCCTAGCAGGCCTGCCGGATTTAATGGATCGTTTTGCCTATCGTATGTCCGCGGCATTTCGGGCCCCGGCTACTTTGCTTTTCGGCCAATCGCCTAGCGGTATGCAATCAACCGGGGCCGCCGATATCCGATTTTTTTACGATCAAATTTCGGCCAAGCAAGAAAGCAGCCTAAGGCCTAAGATCGAGCGGTTGATCAAGTTATGCTTTAAGGCAAAAGACGGCCCAACCGGAGGGGTAGAGCCTGAGGAATGGAGTTTTTATTTTAACCCGCTTTACCGCCTTACCGAATTGGAGCAAGCGGATCTAAGGAATAAGCAAGCTAATAGCGATAAGATCTATATCGAAATGGGCGTAGTGTCCGAGGACGAAATAGCCTATAGCCGTTTCGGTGGGGATAAATATAGCCCGGAAACAATCCTAGATCTTGAAAGGCGACAAGAGGACAAGCTAGCGGACGAAATAGAGCCGGAAACCGATCCGGTAATCAACCCGCCGCCGCTAACCGAGGAACCGCCGGACGATACCGAGGGGGAAACCGGGGATAATGGCTAGCCTACTTTCTAACCCGAAACCGATCCCCCAAATTATCGCGGCACAAGAGGCCCAACGGAAAGCGCGGGGAAAGAAAAAGCCGATCAAGCTAAAGCGGCCCCCAATCCAGCGGATCCCGAAAACGGCCGAACGTAACTACCGATCGGCCTTGCTTAAGATCGTCGATAGGGCCCGCGGCCTAGTCCGGCAATTACTAATCCCGCGGCTTAGGGAATTGGCAAACGAGGCAACCGTAACAGATAGCGCAAGGCGGGACGTAGACGATTGGCCCGATAAAGCCGCCCGCATAATGGAGCAAATAAGGTTTAATTTTGAGGGGGCAGATCAAGCGACAGAGGCCGCCGCCAACGTAATGGGATCCGAGGTAAACACGATTAACCAGGAGCGGATCCAAAATCAGGCTAAACAGGTTTTGGGAGTAGACGTAATAGCCGCTGCCCCGGCGTTAGAGCCTATTTTAAAGGCGGCAGTTAAAGAAAACGTGGCCCTAATAAAAACCCTTTCCGCCGATTATTTCGAGCAAATAGAGGGGGCCGTTATGCGCGGCTTTCGGACGGGGCAAAGGGCGGATACCGTGGCGGCCGATATCGCAAAGCTAGGATCTAAGGCCCGGCAAAGGGCGGCCTTTATTGCTAGGGATCAAGTTTTAAAACTAAATGGAAACCTAACCCGCGATAGGCAACAAAATCTAGGTCTACGTACCTATATTTGGCGGACTAGCCTAGACGAAAGAGTTAGGCCAGATCACGCCGCGTTAGAGGGGACGGTACATAGCTGGAAAGGGCCGGGGCCGATAACCGATAAAAGGACGGGACGCCGGAATCATCCCGGACAAGATTTTAATTGCAGATGCACGGCAGAGCCTAACATAGATCAACTATTGGGCGAGGAAACCCCAGCGGCTAAGGGGACGGTGCAGCCTGAGGCCGTAGCGAAACCTAAGCCGAAACCAAAACCACAACCTAGGCGCGAAACCGCAACCGAGCGGACGGCTAGACTACGATCCGAATTAGAGGAAAGCCGTAAACGCACCGAGGCGGCTAGGCGATCGTTAGAAACCCAACAAAAGAGGACGGCCCGGACGCAAAAGCGACTAAGCGAAACCCAAGAGCAAGCGAAAAAGGCGGCTAGGGAAAATCGCGTATTAGCTAAACAAGTAGAAACAACCAAGGCCGAATTGGAGCGGGTTAAAAAGCTAAATAGGGAATTGGATCTAGCTAACGAGAGAATGGGCCGTACGCAATCCAGGATCGCAAAACTACGAGCCGAAACCGATCGCGTAAAAGAGCAAACCAAAAAAGCCCGGGCGGCAAATAAGCCCCTTAGGGATAGGGTTGCAAAACTAGAAAAGGAATTAGCCCAAGCAAATAAGGAAAACCGGGCCCTAGATTTAGCCAATACACGGCTAGAGCGTAGACGGGGATCCGAGGGTTGACCGATCCCGCCTTAGATAACAGGATTAAAGGAAATGCCTTTAATTAAATCGTGTAGCGTAGAGGCTTACCGCCAAAATATACGGACGGAAATAGAGGCCGGTAAACCCCCGGCCCAAGCGGTAGCTATTGCTAGACGTACCCTCGAGGAATCGTGTAAATCAGAGGGAAAGCAAACCCCTAAATTAGACGAGGCGGAAAAAATGGCAGTTACAAGATACGACGGATCCGAAATGGGGCGGGTTGAGGAATTACCTAACGGGTATCTAAAATGCGATGCCCGCCTAACCCGGGTTGGGGTTTTTGAATATTTGAATAAGGACGGCACAACCCGCCGGGAGTTGAGGCTACCTGAGGAAGTATTTAACGAGGATAGCCTTAAATCCTTCGAGGATCTTAGCCTTACGGACGGACACCCCCCCGAGGCCGTAACAAGCAAAAATAGCAAAAAATACCACGTAGGCCACGTTAGGGACATTAAGCAGGATTCCGAATTTGTAGCCGGGCGGGTTACAATTACAACCGAGGACGGGATCGCGGCGGCTAAGGAAAAAAAGCGGTTGTCTTGTGGCTATAATTGCGATCTAGAATTAAATAACGGGATCACTATGGGGATCGATGGGATCCCGGACGGTTTACGGTACGACGCGATCCAAAGGAATATTAGAGGCAACCATTTAGCGATTGTAGAAAACGCCCGGGCCGGTAAAGACGCTACGCTTAGGCTTGACTCGGACGATCGTGTAATGGTTAACAGAGTAACAGAGGTTAAACCAAAACAGGGATCGTTATTCCCCGAGGTAAGAAAAATGAAGATCAAGATCGACGGGATCGAATACGAGATCGATAACGAGGCCGCGGCCCAAGCCGTAACTAAGGCCCTCGATCGTATGGACGAAATGGCCGAAAAATTGGATACCGCGGAAAAGACGGTAGCCGAGGAAAAAGCCCGAGCCGATAAGGCCGAGGAAGATCGGGACGAGGCCGTTAAGGCTCGTAACGACGCAACCGCACCCGAGGCCATTAACGAGATCGTTAAATCCCGCCTCGCCTTGATCAATGATGCCCGCCGAATCGTCGGGGATAAAGACGCGGACGGTAACGGCATTAAATACGAGGAAAAGACGGACGAAGAGATCCGCGTAATGGCGATCCTGAAAGCCTCACCCAAGGCCCAAGAGAAAATCGACGGGTTGGAAGGTAAGGATCGGGACGTTTACATTAAGGCCCGTTTCGATCAAGCAGTCGAAACCTACGAGCCGCCCAAGCCGGAAGGCAATAAGGGCCTCGAGGGCGTCCGGCAAGCGGCCCATGCAGATACGGAAGATCGGATCGATTCCGAGAAGGCCCGCTTGGCAATGATCAAAGATAACCAAGAGCGGGGGATCCGCCCCTTGGGAAAAACCGCTAACTAGGTTAGCAAACCACTAGGTAGGAGCGTAAAAAATGAGTCAAACCGATTATTCCCTGCAAGCGGATCGGGCTTTTGCCGGTTTGCTGGCCGATCCAAACGCGAACGCTATGATCCATAGCCTCGCTAATGAGGATTCCGCCCTCGCTAAATTCGGCCTTGGATATGCAGCCGGGACGGATCCCGAAAAGCAATTTCAGGCCTTTACCGGGGCCGCCTCTTTTGCGGGCGTTTTGGTGCATCGTCACCAAACCGAGCAAAGGGCCCAATTTGGATCCGGCGGATCCGGCGGAGAAACCGGACTACAAGAGGGCGAACCGGGCGATATGCTTACCTTGGGCCGGGTTTGGGTTGAGGTAGACGAGGCCGTAAACGCGGGCGATCCCGCTTTTGTGCGGCATACAGGAACCGCCGCCGATATCGGTAAATTCCGAAACGACGCGGATACCGCTAACGCCCAAGCCGTTAATGGGGTTTTTCGATCCACTACCGCCGGGGCCGGGCTTGCATTGCTCGAGCTTTTGGAACCCGTCGTAGTGTAACCTTGGACGCAAAAAAGGAAATAGGAGCATAAAAAATGTACGACGAGATTAAGAACCTTGCTTGCGTTCAACGTATGGACGCTAACGAGGCGGCCTTTATGGCCCGCGAATTGGAAGCGATTAAATCGACCCTTTACAATAAGCGGTACCCAAATCTACGCGCTAGGGATTTTTGCCCGGTAATGAATGACGCCGGGGCCGGGGCCACCCAAGTAACCTACCAGCAATTCGATCGGGTAGGCCGCGCTAAGATCGTTAGCCCGAACGCTAAAGACGTACCGCGGGTAGACGTTTTTGGTAAGGAATTCCCCCGCCCCGTCCGCCCTTGGGCCGCCGCCTACGGCTGGACGGTAATGGAGGTTCAAAGCGCGGCTTTTGCGCGGCGTAACCTGAATAATATGCGGGCTATGGCCGCCCGCCGGGCGATCGAGGAAGGCCTGGACGAAACCGCGGCCGTAGGGGCCCCGGAATACGGAATTGCCGAGGGTATGCTTAATTCCTCGGCCGTCCCGGCCCAGTCCGTCCCGAACGGGGTTGGCGGTAATCCTGAATGGAGCACCAAAACCCCGGACGAGATCCTTGCGGATATTTCAAAGGCAATTCAGCGGATCGTAGCCGCTACCAATGGGGTAGAGTATCCTAATACGATCCTTTTGCCGGACGCTCAGCATGCCTTGATTGCCACTACGGCACGATCCATCCAATCGGATACCACGATCCTAGAATTCGTTTTGCGCTCTTTCCCGCGCATTACCGCGATCGAGCCTTGGTATCGTTTGACAGGAGCGGGGGCAGGCGGATCGGATCGTATGGTTGTTTACGAGCGTAGCCCGGATAAATTGTTCCAAGATATTACCCAAGAGTTTACTCAACTCCCGGTGCAAGAGCAGGGATTGGAGCTTGTGGTGCATACCTTGGCGCAAACCGCCGGGGCGGCTTTGCCCTATCCGCTGTCGCTCGATTACTCGGACGATATCTAGGGCTTATTTGGTTAAAACCGAAAGGGGAAAGGGGCCAATTATGGCATTAGTCCGTAACCGAAAAGACGGATCCGTAGGATTGCTTACCAATAGCCACGGGGTTTTAAAATTCGAGACAGGGGATCACGAATACCCGGACGAATTGGTAGCCGATCTAAACCGTAGCCGTAAGAGTACCAGGGCTTACCTCGAGGGCGATCCGCCGGTAATCGAGATCCTAGACGGGAAAGCGAAACCGGCGGCCCCGAAAGAGGAAAAGCCCAAGGCTAATGCGGTAATTGCTAAGGTTAAGATATGCGACGATCTGCAATGGTTGGAAGATCTTAAGCATAGCGACGATCGGAAAACCGTGCAAAACGCGATCCAAGCCCGCCTCGAGGAATTGGCCGATAGCGAGGAAACCGAAACCGACGAGGAATAGGCGGTAACCAATGGCCGATCCTGTAACCGTGCAAGATATCCGGGATCGGTTGCCCGAATTCTGTAACCTCGATAACCAGGATATCGAAAAGGCGATAGCCGCCGCGGCCTGCTATATAAATACCGAGCAATGGGGCGAGAATAGGGCCCGGGAGGCTACGATCTACCTAGCGGGGCATTTCCTCGTATTTATGGTTACCGGCAATTCGTTAGCGTCCGGGCCTATTTCCTCTATGGGCGAGGGGGCCCTGAGCGTATCGTTTTCGGTTTCTACCGTGTTTACGGATTCCGCTTTCGGATCTACCGCCTACGGGCGGCAGTTCCTCGAGCTAAGACGCACCGCTTTTCCTTGTAGGTGCGCGTAGTGCTATGGCTACTACCCGCGTTACGGTTATCGATCGGGGCCTCAACCGGATCATTAGGCAAGTAAATAAGGCCGGGCGTCTAAAAATAGCAATCGGGATCCAAGGTAGCGAGGCTAGCGCGGTAGAGCATAAGGGATCCGGTATCACTAACGCCGATCTTGGGTTTTTCCACGAATTCGGCACGGCTGGGATAAGCCTAGGGCGATCCGGGGCGGAATACGGCGGCATACCCGAAAGATCGTTTATCCGCTCTACGTTCGATCGTAAGGTGCTTAGCTGGCAACGTCTAATGGGTAGGGCTACCCGGCAGCTATACGGGCCTAAGCGGGTTAATATCCGCCGGGTTTTGGGGATTGTAGGCGAAAAGGCCGTAGCGGATATACGCCGCACCATACGGGCCGGGATCCCGCCGCCGCTTATGCCGGAAACCGTGGATCGAAAGGGTAGTAGTAAACCGTTAATTGACACGGGGCAGCTAGTAGCCTCTATTACGTATGCGGTTAGAAAATGAGCTTAGACGCGGTTTTAGAATATTTTGCGGCCGATTTTGTGGTTATCCGTAGGCCGCCGGTAGAGCGAGTTAAGGGCCGGGTATTGGAAGGCGGACAACCTACCCGCTTTAAATGTCGCGGGAGCTTTCAACCGGCAACCCCTGAGGACTTACAAAAAATACCCGAGGGCCGCCGCACCGATCTTACCGTGGCTATTTGGACGGACGCGGAATTAATCGTAGGGGATCCGCCGGACATAAAGCCGGATCTAGTTGTGCCTTGCGGAACTGTCTATAACGGGATCCAATTTGAGATCGAAAGCGGGGAGGATTGGCCCCGGCATAGAAAGTACCTAGCTATTAAAACGGGGCAATAATGGCGGTAGATATTTCGACGCCGATAAACTGGCAAACCGTAGAAAACGCCCTTTACGATTGGGTTTCCGAGGTTACCGGAATAAACGTACAATGGGCCGATCAAGCAGATCCCCAAGCCTCCCTGCCGTATGCCTTGCTTTCGATTACCGGCCCAACCGAGATCGGGACGGGGGACGAAAAACGGGTAACAGAATTAACCGATAGCGCGGGGCAAGGCCTCGATCGCTACACCCAAGAGCATAGGGGCCAGCGGGAAATATTGGTAGAGATCCAGGTTAATACCGGGCCGCCCGATAACGAAAACCCATTATGCCATAGCCGCCACCTAGCCGGACGGTTACAGGCTAGCCTTAATATCGAGGCTTTTTGGCGTCCGTTAGATGAGGCGGGATTAGGTGTTATTAGTTACAACCCATTAACGGACGCTAGCATAAACGTAGCGGATTTTTACCTTGATAGGAAAGTACTAGAGGTTAGGTTTACCTTGGCCTCGTCGGTTATCGAGGATATAGAAATAATTAGCAAGGCTGAGGTTACCGGGACGTTAGAAAATGGGTTTTCTCGTAACGTTGGCCCGATAGACGTTGACTCTACAAGCTAGGAGCTAACAAAATGGCAGAGCAAAATATTATTCAGGTATCCGTTACGCGGGCTACCGCTAGTATTACGCGGGTATCTTTCAATACGCCGCTTTTGCTTATGACGCACGACACGATCCCCGAGGTAGCTAAGGAATATTCAACCCTCGACGAAATGACGGACGACGGATTTAGCTCGAGCGATCCGGCCTACATTTTTGCCGCCGCTTTGCTTGGGCAAAGCCCCAAGGTTGATAAATTCGTTTTGGGTAAACGCCAAAATCAACCGACGAGGATCGTTAATTTCCTCCCGGTAGATCCGGTAGCCAGCGAAACCCTCTATAGGCTCGAGGTAGGCGGTACTAAATTCGATTTTACTACCGATACCACGCCTACCGCCGCGGAAATTACCGCGGGCTTGGTTGCCGCGCTTACCCAAACCGCTTGGTTGGCTACTACCGCTTACGCGGTTGGCGACCATGTTAGGGCGGATAATAAGATCTATATTTGCACGGTTGCCGGTACCTCGGGATCTACGGGCCCGAGCGGTACGGGTAGCGGGCAAGTAGACGGTACGGTTACTTGGGATTACCAAGGCCCCGAGCAAAATGTAAGGGGTGTAGATAATTCCACCGATCTAGACGTGCAATCGGCGGACGCCCCCGGCGGATCCGCCCAAGCCGGGGCCCCGTTTTCTGTTGAATTCGATCGGGCCCTTTTCGACGCTAAAGACAATACCCCGGACGCCGGGATCGCGGCGGATCTTGCCGCGGTACGGAATGTAAACGATACATGGTACGGGGTAACCGGGGATTGGTACGACGAGGCAACCGCGGACGCCGCGGCGGCCTATGTCGAAACCTTGGATAAGATCCATTTATGGGCTTGCCAAGATACCGATATCCTGGATCAAGCCGTCACAGACGACGCATTTAGTAACCTCGAGGCCAAGTCTTACGAGGGATCCGGCGGTTGTTGGAAATCAGATCCCCATAACGGTTTTGTTGCCGGGGTTTACGGTAAGCAATTCCCAACCGATCCCGGGGCGTCTACTTGGAAATTTAAGGAAATCGTGGGGCAAGTATTCGATAGCTTCACTACCGGCGAACGCAATACCTTGATCGCTAAAAATGGAAACCATTACATAGAGTATTTTGGGGAACCAATGCTTGCCGAGGGGGTAATGCACGTAGGGGAGTTTATTGACATAATCCGCGGTACGGATTGGATCATCCAACGGATTAAAGAGGACGTATTTTTACTTTTCCGAAACAACCCCAAGATCCCTTATACGGACGCGGGCTATGGGGCGATCCAGGGCACCGTGGATTCCGTTTTGCAATCCGCAACCCGGGACGGGGGAGGATCGGGGCAAATCCTTACCGATAACCCGCAACCCGTCGTTACCGTCCCGCTCGTATCGGACGTTAACCCCAACGATCGCGCCGAAAGAAAGGCCGTAGATATCGTATTTAGAGGAACCTACGCCGGGGCGATCCATTTTGCCGATATCGTGGGCACCCTTTCAGTTTAACCAATAGGAGCTTAAGAAAATGGCGGCTACGTATAACCCGAAAAAAGTAATTGTAGCTTGGGGCCCGATCATAATGGAGGGTTTTGCGGACGGTACGTTTATCGAGGCGGCCCGTAATAATCCGTCCGTTAACCTTGCGGTTGGATCTACGGGGGACGCCTGCCGGGCGATCTCTAATGATAAATCCGGCACCGTTACGGTTACCCTTTTGCAATCCTCCCTAACTAACGCCCTTTTAACGGCGCAAAGTCTGTTAGACGAGCAAAGCGGGGACGGTGTTTTACCGCTCCTAATCAAGGATCTTTCCGGCGTCGATTTGGTTAAAGCAGAATCCGCTTGGTTGCAACAACCGGCGAACGCCACCTATGCCCGGGAAACCGAAAACCGGGAATGGGTACTAGAAACCGATAATCTGCTTATCCTTACCGGAGGTATTCCTTAATGGGTTACCATTACTAAACAAAACCCCGATCGTTTCGACGATAGGGTAAGGGCCGCCTCGGTAGTCTCCGATCGGGGCGGCCTCTTTTTTTGCGCTTTACCTAATGGCCAAATTGCGGTTTAAGACTCCGAAACGGAAAGGGGATCCTATGTCGCAACAAACAACCGAAACCATAACCCTAGAGGATCTTACGTTTACTATGGGTATGCTTGATCCTTGGGTTGCTAATGAGATCCTACACGCCATAAGCAAGGTTATAGGCCCATCGATCGGGGAGTTGATCGGGGCTACAATGGCAAAAGAGGACGGCAAGGATCTAAAAGACAAGATCGAGGAAAGCGCGGATCTGCTAGATAAGAAAGTAAACCCGGAATTTTTGGCCCGCGGCGTATCTAAGCTATTTCAAAACCTGGACGTTAAAACCTCCCGTTGGATAATGGAGGAATTAGCCAAGGTAACGGTTATAGACGGCAAGGGTAAGTTATCAGGCTCGTTTCAAGTGGTTTTTATGGGCCGTATTGGCCTAATGTATAAATGGGCCGCTTGGGGCCTAAACGTCCAATTACGATCTTTTTTCGAGACAATCCCGGACGCTATAAGGTTCGTAGGCCAGCGATCGATCCTGGGAGAATAACCCTACCCGCCCGCATAGGCCGCCAATGGTCGATATGGCGGCTAGTTACCAATAACCCCCCGGTAGCTACGCTAGAGGAAATCCGGCGTTTTTGGGATATAACGGAAGTACAGGCCGCAAACGAGATCCTAGACGCTAGGGAGGATTCCGAATACTTTGCACAAGAGGAAATAAGGCGAAAAGCGAAAGCGAGAAAACATGGTCGTTAGGGAATTGGTAGCCCTTTTAGGCTTTAAGGTAGATAAGGGATCCGAAAAAGAGGTAGAGGGATCCTTGGGAAAAATAACCAAGGGCGTAAAAGCGGTAGGGGCCTTTTTTGCCGCCGGGGTTGTAGCCCAAGGCTTTAAAAGCATGATCGACGCGGCTAGCGATGCCGCCGAGGTAACCAATAAATTAGGGGCCGTATTCGGGGATCTTACCGACGAAATGCTAGAGTTTTCGGACGCTACCGCAAACGAGATCGGCCAATCGCGGGCCGTGATTCAAGGTATGTCCGCCGATATTGGGGCCCTACTTAAACCAATGCTAGGCACTACCGAGGCCGCCGCGGAAATGGCGCAAGGGGTAACCGGCCTAGCTTTCGATATAGCTAGCTTTCAAAACCTCGAACCTAACGTAGCCCTTGATAAATTGCGGGCCGGTTTGGTTGGATCGTCCGAGCCTTTGCTTACCCTCGGTATCGACGTTAGGGAGGCCGCCCTAGCGCAATTTGCGTTAGAGCAAGGGATCACAAAATCAACCAAGGCTATGACTACGGCCGAAAAAACGAGCCTTAGGTATAACCTGATTTTGCAGCGACTAACCGAGCAAGGGGCCGTAGGGGACGCCGCAAAAACCGCGGACGGTTTCGCAAATGCCCAACGTGGATTAGCCGGGGCCTTTCAGGATTTGCAGGCCGATATCGGGGCCGTATTCTTACCTACGGCCGCGGATTTTGTGGTTACAATGCGAGATCTTGCCCGATCTATGTCCGGCCCACTTGTCCGGGCGGCTAAAGTAGTCCAAGCCGTTTTTAGCGCAATATGGGATGTAGCCTCTTTAATTGCAGAGGGCTTTATTCAGATTAACGATCTGATCGTGTTTATGGCTAAGGAATTTTTGGGCCTCGAGGAATCTATAACCCAAGTGGTTATTATCCTCGGGGTTTTGGTAGCGATCTTGGGCCTCCCGATCGTTTTGTTGGGCCTTATTGGTTTCGCGATCTATGCGGTAATCGACGATCTAATAGCAATGGGGGAGGGCGGTAACTCGGTTATAGGCGGCCTAATAGAGGAGTTTAACTATTGGCTAGAGCAAGTAGGCAGTATAGCCGGGGCTATAAAAGAGATCCTAATAACGGCTATAACCTTTTGGTTTGACGTATCGCGGGAAAAAGTAGAGGAATTCTTTAACCTTATAGCTGAAATCCCAAAACGAATAGCGGACGCATTTAAGACGGTCGGATCGTTTTTCGGGGATAAAGTGGCGGATCTGTTTTTCGGCGCAAATGAGGGCGTAAACGCCGCAACCGGCCCGGCAACCGTAGCGGCGGGGGCGGCTACTACCGCGGCGGCCGGGCGTCCTAACGTAAGCAGTAATCAAAACACGAAAGTAGAGATCAACGTAACAAGCAATAAGGCGGATCCGGCGGCGGTTGCCAGCGAGGCCGCGGAACGGTTCGAGAGTAGCCAAGAGCGGCTAAACCGCCGGACGCTAAACCAATTAACCCCGTCCCCGCAGGGTGCTTAAATGAGTATCGCACTAATCAGTAGGCCCAACCGATCCGCGGCTTTAGGGGAGGCTATAACGGACGAAATAACGGTTATCCTTTTCCGTTTCGACGCTAGTCTAAACGAGGGAATTAGCCGATCGGCCGAGGTAACAAAACACCCCGTAGAGCAAGGGGCGGACATAACGGACCATGTACGGGTATTACCTCGGACGATTACGATCCAAGGCTGGGTTAGCAATAACCCGATCCAATTCGCGGCCTCCCAACGTACCGGGCCAGCCCCCCGATCGATCGTGGCGGACGCATACCAAGCCCTAGAGCAAATAATGGACGCAAAAACGCCGGTTAGGGTTGTTACGGATTTGCGAAATTTTGACGATATGATCCTCGCCAATATCGACGCTAGTAGAGATAAGGATACGGGCCAGATCCTAGACGCCACAATTACCCTCGAGCAAATCATAATAGCCACTACGGAAACCGTAGAGCCGCCTAACCCCGTTAAAAAGCAAAGGGCTAAAAAGAAAAAAGAAGGCAAAAAAGTGGCAAAGGAAACAACCGCCCCACAAGACTCATTATTAGCTAATTTATTCGGGGGTTAATTATGCCGGTTATTGTGCCAACGAGGACGGATCTGGCTACTTACGAATTCGAGATCGAATTAGACGCGATCCTATATCGCTTTCGGTTTCAATTTAACGAGCGGGATCAATCGTGGTTTTTCGATCTCTTGGACGAGGACGGAAACCCGCTCAGGCAAGGCAAAAAGGTAGTTACCAATTTCCCGCTTTTCCGGCTACTCGCAAAAGAGGGCCGCCCGCCCGGGGAATTGTACGCGATAGACACAACCGGCGAGGATTTGCGGGCAGGCCTCGAGGACTTAGGTAATCAGGTCGTTTTAATCTACTATCCCGAGGGCGAGGTACCAGATCCGCCTTACCCGGATATTTTATGACAGATCTATATAATCGAGAGATCGCCCTAAATATCGGGGGCGTTAGGATCGCTAGCCGATCGGTTACCGGCGAAACCAAGCCGATCCTAAGGGTTACCTTTAAGATCGAAAAGACGATCCAGCGGGATCCTAATACCGCCGATTTGCAGATCTACAACCTATCCAAAGATTCCCGGGCCGCATTGGGGGCCCCGGATCCCACCAAAATAGCCCTAAAACAAACCGGGATCCCTACGGTAATAGAGGCCGGTTATTTCGGTAATACGTCCCTAATTTTCTCGGGTAACGTCGAATATTCGGCAACCAATCGGGCCGGGACGGATTGGGTAACAACCCTGCAAAGCGCGGACGGGGGTAAGCAATTAAGATCCTCGAGGATAAACGTTAGTTTCGATTCCTCTACGCTTTTAAAGGACGTACTAAAGACGGCCGCGGATTCCCTGGGGGTAGGCCTCGGAAACATAACCCAAGAGTTAGATAAGGGGGCCCCTCGATCGTCCGCTCAGCAATACGTTAAAGGACTCGTTTTGAGCGGGCAAACCTCTAACGAATTGGATAAAATCATTAAGCGGGCCGGGTTTAATTGGAGCGTACAAGACGGGCAAATCCAGCTAATTAGGCCGGGCGGGGTTATAAACCCTAACGAGGCTATTTTATTGCAGCAGGGTACCGGGCTTATAGGCGTCCCGGAATTAGGCGAAAAGGGGATCATAAAATGCCGATCCCTACTACAGCCGGAATTGACGCCCGGCAAAAAGATCCAGGTAAGATCCGGCCTCAAAAATGGGCAATACGATATAGACGGCTTTTTTAGAATTGATAAGGCAACCCTAACCGGCGATACTTGGGGCGGGGATTGGTACACCGATATAGAGGGTAGCCCCCTCTAATGTAACGGGATAGGTTAGGGAAATGGGTACCGGACAAGCTAGCAGATCGCCCGATTTGGCGGAATTGATCCGTAACGCGATCGATTATCGGCTGGCCGAGGTACATACCTCGATCCCGGGGCGGGTTGAGAAAATAAACGCTAGCAACCAAACCGTAGACGTAAAGCCGCTAATTAAGAGGCAATTAGCCTACCCGGACGGATCCGAGATAACCGAAAGCCTGCCGATTATTCCGCGGGTACCGCTACAATACCCTAGGGCCGGTAGATTTTTTATCACTTGGCCGATCAAGGCCGGGGATCTCGTAGAGCTAGTATTTACCGAGGCTAGCCGGGATAACTTCAAAGCGGGATCCGGTAATGAGGTAGAGCCGGACGATTTTAGGCGGTTCGATCTATCGGACGCCTACGCGATGCCTGGGGCATATCCCGAAAGCAAAGCGATCCGTAATTTCGACGCGGACAACCTACGCTTAGGCGTAGACGGAGGGGCTACAATCGTAATTAAAGAGGACGGAAATGTAAGCGTAATACCTAGCGGGGCCGGGTTTGGGCATATTGGGGCGGAAAATGGAGCTGAACCGATCGCCCTTGGAAATAAGACCGATACCAGATTTAACGCCCTCGAAAATGCCGTTATAAATATGGCTAGCACTATAAACGCTAACGTAGCGGTAGCTAATTCGATCCCGTTACATGCAGCCTATCCGCAAACCCCGGTTGTGCCACCATTACCAGGATCTAGCGTAGGATCCACAAAATCCAAGGCTACCTAATGGCGGATATAAAATTAGACGATAGCGGGGATATCGAGATCGGGACGGACGGGGATCTAATCCTCGTAACGGGCCTAGACGCTATCAGGCAAGATCTAGAAACCCGTCTTAAATTTTTCCGCGGGGAATGGGATCTAGATACCCGTTTAGGGATCCCTTATTTCGACGAGATCCTAATAAAGGCCCCGGATCTTAACGTAGTCCGATCGCTATTTCGGGACGCGATCCTAAGTACCGCCGGGGTTTTGCGATTAACGAGGCTAGATCTTGACTATGAGGGGACTACGCGGACACTATCGATCCGCTTTGATTGTCAAACAACCGAGGGCCCGTTAACCTACGAGGACGAATTAATAGTACCATTGCCGCAATAGAGGGATCGCTATGTCTAGTTTTGGCGTATTACCGGACGGGTTTTCTCAAAAAGAATTCGACGACATAAAAAACGAGATCGATAACGATCTAAGGGCGGCATTTGGCCCCGAAACCAATCTTTTAGCCTCGTCGGTTTTCGGGCAAATTACCGGCGTATTTTCGGACAAGCTAGCCGAATTATGGGAGGTAGCCGGGGCCGTTTATCGATCTCAATACCCCGATAGTGCTAGCGACGAGGCCCTAGATAACGTAGGGGCTATTACCGGGGCGGAAAGAGAATCGGCCCGCCCGTCCATTGCCACCTTGGATCGTCTTTATATCGATCCGGGCGTAACGTTGGACGCGGGCCGGATCGTTTCGGTCGGGGCCAATGGTAACCGATTTGTAACAACCGAGGCCGTAAGTAATGCCGGATCCGATCCGATCCTTGCGTCCGTAGCGGCGGATAGCGAGAATAACGGCCCGGTTACGGGTTTCGCCGGTACTATTAACAATATCGTTACGCCGGTTTCCGGTTGGGTTGCTAATTCGGCCATTATTTCGAGCATAGGGCAACCATACAATTTAAGCGGCGGGGAAATTCTAACCGTAAAGGTAGACGGAGGGGACGAGCAAACCGTTACCTTTCAAGCCGGGGATTTTGCAAGCCCCGGGGCGG